GAGTCGACCAAGTCATCATGGTCAGAGTTAGGAAAGGCCGCTAACTCTTCTACGACTTCTTCTGCCCATCTTTTTCTAGGCGCCCAGATTTTGCCAGAAGCAAAAAGATCTGATACGCTATTTACCCTTGATATTTTATCGTTACCACGAGTCGGTGTAAACTCTTGGACGGGAATGCCCATCCTACGCAGCTCAAAGATCAGTGGCGCACCAGAGGCTTTAGCTTCCACAATAAAGCTATCGGGCTGCCAATCTTTGTACATTTCAATGGCTCTTTGTTTAAGCGTGGGAAACTCCATACGCTCTTTGAATGCATCTAACAAGATGATGTTGGCATCATTTTTATCTTCATTGAGGTAAAAAACACCCCAGGTTGTACAGGCGGAGTAGTCTGCCCGTTCCGATTTTGTGAAGGCCGTATCCCAAGATTGAATCACGTGATCGCATTGCGGAGGCCGCTCTTGGTCCCAGACCTGCCACCACTCCCGTTTGATAATGGCGCCTTCTTCGGAAGTTGGGTCTTGTTGATACTGGGCTTGCCACTTGGAAAGCGGCAATTCAATTCGCAGCTTGCAAAGCTCTTCATACGACCAGAACTCTGGCCATAATGGTTTTTCATTTTTTTTGATAGCAGGAAGGCTAATAATCTCCCATTCATCGCCATCACGATCGATCATGGCCTGGCAGATTTTGCCTGTTAAGTCCCGCTTAGACCAGCGGGTCATCACTACTACAATAGATCCTCCAGGCTGCAGACGCTGGCGAGGACCTGAAGTATACCACTCGTAGACCTTATCAAAAACACTAGGATCCCCTGCTGCAAGTGCAGCTTCTTGCTCGGAATGAGGGTCATCAATAATGAGCAGATCAGCACCTTTACCAGTAACAGTACCACCAACACCAATAGCAAAATACTCCCCGTTAGCATTAGTAGACCAACGACCAGCAGCTTTACTATCTGATCTAAGAGCCACATTAGGGAATACTTTGGCATATTTATCTCCATCAACTAAGTTACGAACCTTACGACCAAAGCCTACTGCAAGCTCAGCCGTGTTAGAACATTGAATAATTTTCTTATTGGGGAATTTTCCTAAGAACCAAGCAGGTAAAAGGTAACTGGCAAATTCAGACTTGGTGTGGCGAGGCGGCATATTAATAATCAGCCGCTTGGTTTTGCCACTGGCAATCTCTTCAAACTTTTGCGCCATCAATGCATGATGCTGGCCGTGAATAAAGTTAGGCCACATGGTTTGTACAAAGGACATAAAGTCATCCTGGCCCGCTTCTCTGGTCAGCGCATCTTGATAGGCAATCGCCAACGGCATCAAGGCCGCCCGTTCTGCCTCTGGCAGCTGGTCTACGATCTCCAGTAGATTATCCACAGATATCCTTACCTCTAATATGAGCAGGCCGTATCGATCTACTTCTACGGGTATTGCCCTTACATAGACCAATCTCTATCAATAGCTTCATCTTTCTAGCTACATTACCTCGTCCCCTGTCTCCAGTGATATGCATGATGTCATCAATAGTCGGGCCAAAGCCAAACTTTGCCCACCACTGCTCTATGACTAGGTAGATCTCTTTTTGTGCAGGAGTCATTTACCGCAATCCTCCATACCAGGTTCGTAGTTGCTTAATCTTTTAAAGCAGCCAGGATAGGATGCACAGGCGTAAGAATCCCTGACGGCCTTCATCGCATCTATCTCCATCTGCAAGCGTTGTATTTTCGCATCATAGGTAGCCACAGTTAAATCCATGTCCATCTTCCATTGCTCAAAGCTTTTCACGGGCGCTCCAATTTTTTACAATGAGTGCCATCTCTTCTAAGGTGGCACTGTTTTTAATCGTATTGGCACGGTAGGAGATAATCTGGACATTGCCAAAGACATATCCCAGGTTGGGGTCAATGCGATCTAAGGTAGCGTAGTTATCAGGCATTTTTTCCAGTTTATAATTTTCGTAGCTCAGTCTTATTCCAAGAAGTGGGCAGTGACTAACAATCAATTGTTTGTAGTGATCCACCAAGAGTTCCTTACGGGCTTTTTTGTTTTTGCCCGTTTTAGATCGGTAGATCCATTTGCCAATGTCGGTAGTCCTGTCATAATAGTTTTTTGGGTTTTGCGGTTTTTTGGGTACTACATCATCTTCATGTTTACGTTTACGGCCTGGTTTACCTAATGTCTTCTTTGCTTGTTTCTCGTAATATTGTCTTGCTTTTTGTAAGGTCCTGCATCTAACGCAAGCTCCATTGGCCGTCCAGCGTAAAGTGCCGTGTCCGTGTATGCAGGGTAAACCCTCATACTTTGTTTGTTTGGCTTTACGGGCATCTAAGCGGGGTGTCATTGTTTTGTATGCGTCTCTATCTCATTTCCTACAAAGTCATCTAAGCCACCATTAATCGCCATCTCAATCATTTCATTAGCCAGCTCAAGCGCATCACCTTCTCCAATTGTAGTCATCATGGTCTCGCCCGTATCGTCATCTACTTCAATGTGAATGCTTGCTTTCATAAAAATATACCCCCCTATGTTTGTTCAGAATTTGGTAAGGGGGTCATTTCTATGTCAGTGCCTACTAACACTTGGATAGGATTTATATCCCCCTCCCCTGTTGGTGATCCATTGTGCGAAATAGTATGCAAATGGCTGGCAGTGGGATCGCCAAAAAAAGGGTGGTGCACCTCGGTGGGGGGTCGAAAATCCTGGTTTTCCTGGTGCTCCCCAGGAAGAGCGCTGGCTGGTTCGGCTGCTGCCTGGTCGCTGCCTGGTTCCTGGTCTGTTGTCCTGGCTGCCTGGTATTCAACATCCTGGGAGCCGTTCACCTGGGTGATCTCTGCCAGGAGCTCGGCCGCTGATCGCTTGGTCTTGGAATGCAGGGTCTTGGAATTATTGATTGCTGCCTGGACAGCATCCATCAGCTGGGCCTTTAGATCTGCAGAGTTCAGGCTGTGGACTATCTCCCTGCGCTCAGAGAATAGAGCCACCTCTGACATCTTGCCCACGAGCTCCAGGGCCTTGAGCTGTTCGGAGGGTTTGAGCTCATCATTGAGAGCCATGCTGGAGAGCTTTTGTACTGCCATCTCCCTTAAACGAGCGGGTAAAAGATATTCCCTCACCTCCTGAGCCGCTTCCAGGGCCTGTATGTAAGTGGCCACTGCTGGGGTCTTGGCCACCTTCTGCGCTTCTGCTGCTGCCGTGGTTCTTTTGCCGTCCGTATTGTAGGCCCTGCGGTATGCTTCCGTCTTATTCCCAGTNTCTACTACTGCCTGAGCGAAGGCCTTCTGCTTCTTGGTAAGCTTGATCCCGTTAGGCCCAGCAGCTCCCAGTATTACCCGCTCGATAGGCACCTGCTGCAGTCCTTCCTGGATCTCTTTCCTGGATAGTTTCTTCATAAGTACTTGGTAGGTATATTCATACCCGCTAAGTATAGACTAACTTCCTGGTAGGGGACAATAGATAGAGTACTTACCTGGTTACTCTCTCTTCCTGGGTNTTCTCTCCTACAGCTGCAGCGCTGTTGTGCTTCGCACCTTGCCGCCTTTTTAAAAATTAGAGCGGGCCAGCATGCCCTGCTTTACTTTTCCCTGGCACCTGGTGCACAAGTAACGCCCGCTAGAGCGCTGATTTTCCAGGGTTGAAAATATATTTCAATAACTTACGCAAAAACACTTGACAGGGTTTTGGGGCCTATGTTTATAATCAATCCGTCACTAGATGACACTTAAACAATTCAACTGCTAGGAGGTTTCAAGATGGAATTTAAACAAGTGCAAGAGCTCCCACTGGGAGAGTATGTCAAGCGCAAGGAAGACAGCGCCAAAGTTTACAGGCGTGGGCCGTATGATCGGCAGCTGCAGCGCTTCCAGTTAGATGACATGGACGATATCTCCAGGGCCATCTATGTAAAGAAGGGCACACCTTTATTTTTTGGTTTTACTTACTAGGCTGGGGATAATATGAATAAAGACATTTCAATTAATGAGCAGCTGCTCCTGGATCTGAGCCGTATCACCTCTGACACTGTAGGTAAAGCAGAGCGGGGCCAGTATGTTATCAACGCAATTGAGCGCTATTCCCGTTATATCCTGGACCAGTCAGAGCGGCCTGAGTATGACATCAGCGACACCTGGATAGACTGCGCTCAGCGCTGCCTGGCTGCTATCAAGGGATCATGCCATGAATAGGCAGGACTGGATCCAGGAATATTCCAGGGCAGCCACCTGGGAGCTGGAGGGCATAGTCAAGGCCCTGAATATGCTGGGCGGGTTTTTGAATGATCGGCAGGATGAGATCCGCCTGGCTGCTGCTCGTGCTGTTTTAACTGAAAGAAGGAAGGGGAAAAAATGAGAGATTATCTCTTAGGTTTTTGT